AATTCCGCGCCATTCAAAGCGGGAATTTCAACAGCGATGGGAAGGCCATTTGCAAATGGAGCAAGTGGCAGCAACGTTATTGGGTGGTGTTGCAAAACCACTTTTGGGCAAAGCAGAAAAATTTGTGGAATCGATACCCGTTGTCGGGCAGATTGCAAAAACTTTGTTTGGTGATGGTTCTTATAAGGACACCCCTTCAGTTATTAATTCAGAGGCTGGAAATATGGGTGTTGTGGATTTACCGGCGCCCTTGAATTCGTGCGCGTTGAGCATTCGAGATATGATGGGAGATGAAGCAGCGGTTTTGGATCATGATTCGGCGGCAGAAGGAGAATTTCTGTTGAATCGTTTAAAGGTTGATTCGCGGATTGAAATTGTTAATTGGTCCACTTTGTTTGGGAGTGGAACCCTGTTGGCCAAGTATGTTGTTTCGCCAGCTATGTGTGCCACTACTGTTACGCCGCCAAACATAGTTGCACTTAATACGGTGCTTTCGTATTTTCAAAGTGTTTATACTTTTTGGCGTGGAGGATTGCGGTTTACTTTTGAATGCCTGCCAACTCATTTTCACCAAGGGCAGTTGTTTATTGCTTTTAATCCAAATTTGGATAATTTAACACTTGTGCAGGCGCGTAATTGTACCGCAGCTACTATCGATTTGGGTGTAACTAATCGCACATCCATGGATATTCCTTTTGTTGCCCGTGCCGATTATCTGCGTACCAGTTTGCCAGGCGATATTGCAGGCTTTACGTTGGACAATAGTTTGGGTACTATTCATTTGTTTGTTCAAAATGCTCTTATTACGAATGGCACAGTTGCTGGATCCATTGACATAAATGTCTATATTTCAGCTTTGGATGATTTCGAATTTAAGGTTCCTAAGGAACTTAGTCTATTGACGAAATTCTCTTTTCAAGGAATTTACCAAATGGATAGTGAAGTTGTGAGAGATGTTGCTGTTGCTGTTCCGGTGCATGCACCTCAGCAAGGGTATGTGGAACACACGAGTGAAGGTGTACGTACAGTAGCAAATGTACGTTCTGCGGACACTGATAATGTGATGGAGCGTGAATATTTGTTGTCGCCAGGAAATTTGTTTCCTACCTCATCAGTTGTAGGAGCTACACTGAGTGAGGTTCATTTGCCCCTTGATTTTTGGTCGAGTTCTTTGGCACCTGCGGGTTTTCATAATTATCATGAGTTTTTTCGGATGGGTTTCAAAATAACCATTCGTATTAACCCGACCCAATTCCATCAAGGGTCTTTGATTTTGTTTTGGGTTCCATTGCCACATGCTGGTAATTTGTCTGGGCAAACATTCAATTCTTACACTCAATTTCCACATGCTTTAATGAACGTTGCGACCGAAACG